GCGGCGCCTGATCGAGGAACAGGCCGAGGTCCGGGCGGTCGGCGGCACCATCGAGGGCCTGCCGGATCTGGCCGACGATGCCGCCCGGGAGGGCCTGTCGCAGCTTATCTTCGCGCAGAGCCTGGCGGTCTCGGCGATCGTCAGGTGGCGAGGCGTGGCGGCCAAGGACGGCACAGACGCCCCGGTGACCCGGCAGAATGTCGAGGACCTGATGATGATCCACCGCATGGCCGAGGATTTCATCGTCCGCTACACCGCCACCCACGAGCAGTTGCTTTCGGAGGGAAACGCATCGCGGCCCTCGCCGAGTGGCACTTCGGCGGAGGGCCCGGATACTGCAAGGGGTGCCGAGAGGACGGACGTGCCTGCGCCGACGGAGGCCTAGGCGAGAACGGCAAACCCTGCCCCTACCACGAGCACCGGCCGCACACCCTCGAGGGCGCACAGGCCTGGAGCCTGCTCAAGGAAGCACAGGGGCAGCTGCGCAGCCTGGGGATGGGGGGAGTCGCCGGGATCGACATGGAGGCGGTGCTGTCGATGGCCCGAGCGCGTGGATACGACGAACGGGCCATGAGCCTGCTGCTGCCCTTCGGCGAGGCGGCACTGGTGACGGCGGTGAACCGCAAGGACGGCGATTCGGAAGACTGACCGCCGGCGACGAAGACGAAACGACAACCGGGCCGCCGGCGGGCGGCCCTTTTCTTTTGGGGTGACCGATGGCCTTCAACCGGAACCGCGAGATCGGCATCCGTCTGAATCTGAAAGACGAGCAGACGGTCCGCCGCGCCCTGATGCGTCTGGGCGACGATGGCCAGAAGGCGCTGGCCCGCATCGAGAAGCAGAGCGCGCCGGCGTCGCGCGGCCTGATGGCGGTCAACGCCGTCAGCAACGAGGCACGCGGCGGCATGGTCGCCTTCGGATCGCGGCTGGGGGCCGTCGGCTCCGGCATGATGGCCCTGGGGCCGGCGGGCCTGGCGGCGTCCGCCGGAATCGGGTTGATCGTCACCGGTCTGGTCGGTGCGATCGCGCGGGCGAAGGAGGCGATCGCCAATCTCGATGCCCTCGACGAAACGGCGAAGAAGATCGGCGTCGGTGTCGAGGCCCTGCAGGAGTACCGTTACGCCTTCGGGCAGACGGGCGTCAACGCTCAGACCCTCGAGATGGCGCTGCAGCGCCTTGGCCGCCGGGTCGGCGAGGTCGCCAACTTCGGCAAGGGCGAGGCCAAGCCGGCGCTGGACGCGCTGGGGATCTCGGTGTTCAACGCGGCAGGCAAGGTCAAGACCCTGGACGAGCTGCTGCCCGAGGTGGCGGATGGCTTGTCCCGCGTCACCGACCAGAACCGGCGGCTGTCGCTGGCCCAGAAGCTGTTCGACTCCGAAGGCGTCGTCATGGTCACCCTGCTCCAGGACGGGGCCGCCGCCCTGGAACGGTTTCGAGCCGAGGCCCGCGAGGTCGGGGCGGTGGTCGACGCGCACCTGGTGGCGCGGGCAAGCGAGGCCAACGACCGCCTGACGACCATGCAGCGGATCGTCGACACGCAGCTCAACGGCGCGCTGGTCGACCTGGCACCGCTGATCGTCGACGTCGCCAAGGCGTTCGCCGACGTCGCCCGCTGGGTCGGCGACGTGGTCGACGGATTCCGCGAGATCGAGGACAGGTCGACCCGCGGCCTCGAGCGCCGGCTGGAGGAACTGAACACGGCGCTCGCCCGCGGCCGGCAGGCCCATATCGCCAGCCAGGTTCTGAGCGGGGACCAGGCTGCTTTCATGACGCCGGACAAGGACTATGACGCGCTAGTCGGCGAGCGCGCCAAGATCCAGGAGGAGCTTCGACGCCGCGAGGAAACCCGTACGCGTCCGGGCGGAGGGATTGCCGACCCCGGACAATCGACGGCCACAGACATCCAAAAGGTTACCGAGGCGCTGCGATTCGAGCTGGAGCAGCTGGGCCGCAACGAGGAAGGGCGCCGCGTCTACCAGGAACTGCAGAAGGCGGGCATCGATGGCAACCACGCCGAGGCCCAGACCATCCGCGACCTGGTGGTGGCCATCCGCGAGAAGGAAGCGGCGAACGCCGAGGAGGAGAAGATCCTCCGCGATCTCGAAAAGGCGGCGGAGGATGCGCTTCGGGCCGAGGAGCGCCGGGCCCAGACGCAACGCGAATCGCTGCAGACGCTGACGCTGGAAAACGTCCAGACCGAACAGTTGATCGACGCCTACGGGCGCGGCGCGGACGCGGTCGACAGACTGCGTACGGCAATCGAGCTGGAAAACGAGGCGACGCGCCTCGGTATCGACTTTTCGACCAGTCAGGGCCAGGCCTGGGCCGAACAGTACGAACGCGGCCAGGAGCTTCGCGAGCGGCTGAGCGACATCACCGAAGCGCAGAAGGAGGCGACGTCGGAGGCCCGGCAGTTCGGCTCGACCTTCTCGTCGACGCTCAGTGGCATTGCGTTCCAGGCCGAGGACGCCGGCGACGCGGTGCGGAACCTCGGCCTGCGGATCGCCGAGCTGCTGGCGAACAAGGCTCTGTTCGACAGGCTCGGCGACGCCCTCGGGACCGGTGCGGTGAACTTCTTCAACCTGCTCGGTGGCGGTGGGGGAGGCGCCGCTGGCCTTACGATTACGACGCCGACCACGACGCTGCACGGGGGCGGTACCGGGCCGGCGGCCGGTCCGACGCGCCGCATGCCCGCGGCTCTGTTCGCCGGCGCGCCGCGGCTGCACGACGGATGGCTGCGTAAGGACGAGTTCGCGGCCATCCTGCGCGATGGCGAAGGCGTGTTCACGCCCCACCAGATGGACAACGCCGACCGTCTGTTCTCGGCGGCGCTGTCGACGAAAACGCAGACCGTCGTGCAGGCGCCGGTGACGGTCGTTTTCCAGGGTGGAACCGGTCAATCCGGCCGGATTGATCCGGCGGTATTGGATCAGTTCACCCAGGCGCTTGAAAGGCGGGCCGAGCAGGTCTTCGTGGCCGCGGCCGAGAAGCAGTCACGGCCAGGCGGCGCACTCAATCGCGGGAGGACCTTCTGATGGCGACGGCCTTCACGCCGCCGCGGGCACCATCGGTCGGCCTCTCCAAGTCGGTCGAGCCGCGGATCCAGTCGGTGCCGTTCGGCGACGGCTACAGCCAGGACAGCCCGGACGGAATCAACACCATGCTGGCCAAGGTGCCGGCGTCCTGGAACAGCCTTTCCGAGGCAGACGCCGACACCATCGAGGCCTTTTTCGAGGGACTCGGCGGCACCGGGCGCTTCACCTACCAGATCCCCGGCGAGGCCTCGGCGCGGACCTGGAAGTGCACCTCCTGGCAGCGGACATGGCTGCGCGGGGTCCGCTACTCGTTCACCGCCCAGTGGGAAGAGGTCGTGCTGTGACCATACCGCACGAGGAAGCCCAGAAGCTCAGTCAGACGGCGACGATCGACCTGTGGCGGCTCGACCTGTCGGCCTGGGGCGAGACCGAGAAGATCGCGTTTACCCGGCACGTCCTGCCCGACGGGTCGCCGGTGTCGTTCGGGGGCGAGTCCTTCGCGCCGGTCGAGGTCAAGGTGAGCGGCTTCACCTGGACCGGCGACGGCCAGCCGACGGAACCGACGCTTACGCTGCCGCTGGCGTCGCTCTCGGTCCGCGCGCTGCTCAAGCAGTATGACGGACTGCGCGGCGCGCTGGTCGAACGCATCCGGACCAAGCGGCAGTTTCTGGACGACGGGGACGATCCGGATTCCTCGGTCCACTGGCCGATCGAGATCTGGGCCGTCGACGTGGCGCGGATCCCGGCGTCGGGCAACGTGGTCGAGATCGTCCTGGCGTCGCCGGTCGACCAGGCCGCGGTGCAGCTTCCCGGGCGGGTGATCACGCGGGACTACTGCCCGTTCACCTACCGGGTCTGGGACGCCGATGCCGAGGCCTTCGATTATGCCCACGTGTTCTGCCCCTACACCGGGGCGAACTACTTCGACGTCCACGGCGAAATCGTCGCGACGGCGGCCGAGGATAGATGTGGAAAGCAGCTGCGCGATTGCGAACTGCGCTTCGCCGGCACCGGCAAGATCCCGTTCGGCGGCTTCCCGGGCGTCGCCAAGGTGCGGGCGTGACATGGAGGGCCTGCTGAGCGCCGCGGTGACGGCGGAGATCCAGGTGCATGCGGTGGCGGCCTATCCGCACGAGGCCTGCGGCGTGATCAAGGACGGAGCCTATGTCCGCACCGCCAATGTCGATGCGGATCCGGAGCAGGGCTTCCGAATCGCGTCGTGCCGCCTGAACGATCTGCAGCCGATCGAGGCGATCGTCCATTCGCACCCGGACGGGCCCGATTGCCCGACGGCGGCCGACATGCGCGGCCAGATCGCGACGGCGGTGCCCTGGGTGATCGTCTCGACGGACGGGAAAGGATGCCTGCCGCCCTTCGCCTTCGGCGACCCGGTGCCGGTACCGCCGCTGGTCGAGCGCGGTTTCCGTCACGGCGTCACCGACTGCTACGCCCTGATCCGAGACGGGTTCCGACTCGAGCGGGACATCGTCCTGCCGGAATTTCCGCGCGACTGGGAATGGTGGCTGGCCGGCGGCGATCTCTACCGTGACGGCTTCGCGCAAGCCGGATTCCGGAGTCTGGGTGAAGCGGAAAGCCCGGAACCCTGGGACGTGTTCCTGGCTCAGACGCCGCGCTCTCCGGTGCCGAATCACGGCGGGATCTATCTTGGCAACGGAGAGATCCTGCACCACCTGACGGCTCGCCTGCCGTCCGACCCGACGCGGCTGTCACGCCGCGAGCCGGGCAGCCGCTGGCAGCGCTACGTCACCCACTGGTTGCGGTACGAAGGCTAACGGAGATTTCCATGCCGAAAACGCCGGTCCATCTTCACGGCTCCCTGGTCCGCTTCGGCGGGCCTTTTCATTTGGAGATCATGACGCCGATCGAGGCGGTGCGGGCCTTGTGCCAAATCGACGGATTCCGCGAAGCGATCCTCGAGGGCGAGTTCCGGGTGGCGGTGGGCGGCCGGGACGCCGACCTCGACCGGGTGCGGATGACGCTGGGCAAGGCCGATCGCATCGACATCCATCCGGTGGCCGCCGGCGGCAAGCGGGAGGGGGTGGGTAAGGCGGTCCTCGGCGCAGCCCTGATGGTGGCCGCCTTCAGTCTCGCCGGACCGGCGGTACCCGGCGTCGCCGCCTCCGGCCTGGGCGCGCCGGCCTTTGAAGCCGCGAGCATCGGTTTGACGATAAGCTACGGACACATCGCCCTCTTCGGGGCGTCGACATTGCTGGGCGGGCTCATCCAGGCGCTGACGCCGATGCCGGCGATCGGCGACCTGACGCAATTCGAGAGCGCCGACCAGCGCCCGTCCTTCCTGTTCAACGGGCCGGTGAACACCACAGAGCAGGGCGGACCGGTGCCGTGGATATTCGGGCGCTGCTGGGTCGGCTGCCGGGTGGTCTCGGCCGGCCTGACCGCCGAGCGGATCTGAGGGCGCGGGCATGGAGGCGTGGGGCCGCAAGGGAGGCAAGAGCGGCAGCGACAGCGCGCGGGTGGCGCAGGAGGCGCCGAATACCCTGCGCACCAAGAACGTGGCGCGGATCCTCGACCTGCTGGGCGAGGGGTTGGGCGGCGGCCTGGTCGACGGGTTGAAGTCGATGGCGATCGACGGCACGCCGGTGCTGGCCGCCGACGACACGCCGAACTTCACCGGCATCACCGTCCACGAGCGGCTGGGCAGCCCCGACCAGGATCCGATCCCCGGCTTCGACGAGGTCGAGGAGGA